GGCAGTCGAAATCGCAGCTCTGTATGACCCCGCAACCCGCGGGCCGATAGACGTGATGCGATTAAGGGGTACTAAAAGTGCCAGCAAAACCACTAAGTGATGAGCAGTTAATATCAGCTGCAAAGCTGGTAGAGAAATTCGGAAGCCTGGAAGCCGGAGCGAGAGCGGCCAATATGCCTAGTGCCACAATGCGGCACCATATCATGGTCTACAAGCAGCGCTTTGGTAACAACAAACCAAAGGACATTGAGCCAGATGAGAAGTCAGAGTTCACAGTAGTCGCCCTGCCGGAAGGCGACCTTGATATCGAGGAACTGGTCGAGCTCAGGATCAAGCAATTCGGCAAGCGCAAGGAATACGAAGAGGCCAGCAAACTCATCGACGTCAAAGTCAATCTGCCAGGCCCGATCGGTATCATTCACTTCGGCGACCCCCATGTGGACGACGATGGCACGGATCTTGCAACCCTGCGAGAGCACTCTGATCTGACCAAGCAGGAGGGCGTCTGGGGCGCCAACGTGGGTGACACTACCAACAACTGGGTCGGCCGCTTGGCGAGGCTCTATGCAAGCCAGAGCACCAGCGCCGAGCAGGCATGGAAGTTAGCCGAGTGGTTTATCTCCCGCACCCGCTGGCTGTATATGATCGGCGGAAACCATGACGCCTGGTCTGGGTCGGCCGATCCGATCAAATGGATCGCTCGCCAGACTGACACGCTTTACAAGCCGTCCGAGTGCCGAGTCAATCTCAAGTTCCCTAGCGGCCGCAATGTCATAGTCAACGCACGCCATGACTTTGCCGGCTCCAGCCAATGGAACCCAGCCCACGCCCAAATGAAAGCAGCTCAGATGGGCTATCGGGATCACGTCATGATATCTGGCCACAAGCACACCAGCGGCTACGGCATTATCAAAGATCCTAACGGAGGCAAAATTTGCCATGCAATCCAGGTCGCGTCATACAAACTGTATGACACCTATGCCAAAGAAAAAGGTTTCAGAGATCAGACAGTTAGCCCTGCCTGCATGACAATTATTGACCCAAGCCTGCAAGAATCACACCCAGACATGGTCAAAATTTTTTGGTGCCCGAAAGAGGGTAGTGAGTTCTTGAAGTGGAAGCGGAAAAAGAAATGACAGATCCAGCGGCCAGCGCCAGGGCGGCTCTAAGCGGTATCAAGGAGGCCGTCAAGGTTGGTCGCGAGATCCATGAGACTGCCAAAGAGGTCAATGCTTTCCTCGACGAGGAGGCAAGGGCACGGGTAGCCTGGAAGCGCAAGCAGCAACAGGTCGAGCGCCGCGGCGACATGATGTGGGTCGAGGCTGTTGATGAGTACCGCATCATCCGCCAGATCAGGGACGCCGAGCAGGCCATGTATAGGGAAGTCGAGCGGGAGTTTGGCCGCTCAGCTGTGTCAGAGGTCAGGTCTTTGATCGACCGCCTGCGCAAGGATCACAGAGAACTGAACGACGAAATGTATCGCAAGCGGATGCAGACCCGCAAAGAATGGGCAGTCCTGATGGTGATCTCTTTAATTTTGTATGGAATTTTCAAAGCAACAGGAGCGATGTAAATGTTATCCCTTCTCTCAACCCTAGGCGGCCTGCTGATCTCTGGCCTGCCAAAAGTCCTAGACTTCTTCCAAGACAAGGCAGACAAGAAGCATGAAATGGAACTGGCCCGCGTCCAGACTGAGCGCGAGCTCGCCCTGGCTGAGCGTGGCTTCATTGCCCAGCAAAAGGTAGAGGAGATCAGGACAGACCAGATTGCCATGCAGTCCGAAGCCAAGATGACTGAGGCAGCTCTGGCCCATGACGCAAAGATCCTAGATAAGTCTAGCAAGTGGGTGGTGAACTACGTCGGAACCGTTCGCCCGACCGTCACATACATCCTGATCCTAGAGCTGGTTGCAATCAATATGTGGATCATGTGGCACATCTTCTCCATGCCGGGCGTTATCAATAACATCGACGACGTGCTCAAGTTTGCCGACGTGGTGTTCAGTCAGGATGAAATGGCCATGCTCGGCGGGATCGTGGGATACTGGTTTGGCAGCCGCGGATGGGCTAAGAAGTGACCGAGTTTGCAGTCATATTTAACGAGCACCCGGTAGTCACAAGTCTTGTGCTGGCGGGAATCTGGAACTCTTTATTCTTATTCATAGTCCATGCGTGTAAGTTCCCAAGCAATTGAAATGATTAAGCATCATGAAGGAACCAAACTTCGTCCGTATCGCTGCCCTGCTCTACTGTGGACTGTTGGTGTCGGTCACGTTATTGATCCCGCTCATACTAGGATACCTTTGAATGACCGCAAGACACTTCCAATCCCTGACGGATGGGATCGAACTCTCTCAATGGCAGAAGTGGACGACATCCTATCTAAAGACCTGGCAGGCTTTGAGCGAGGAGTGCTACGACTTTGCCCTGCTGGCCTCACTCAAGGCCGCTTCGATGCCCTTGTTAGCTTTTCATTCAATGTCGGACTCGGAAATCTCCAGCGAAGCACCATCCGTATGAAGCATAACCGCGGAGAGTTTGCCGAAGCAGCTGAGGCTTTCATGGCATGGACAAAAGCCGGAGGGCGTGAGCTCCCCGGCCTTGTCAAGCGGCGCAAAGACGAGCGCGCCCTGTACCTAAACGAAGCCTAACTCTCCCCTGCGCTTGGCATAAGCCTGAGTGTGGGATAGCCTGCGGTCTATGTCCATGCGCTTAAACTCTGCCGCGTTAGCGTTCTTTAGCTGCTCTAACTTCTCGCCTTTGGCTGCCGGCTCCAGCTTGGCGGCCATGACCTTAGCGCAGATCTCTTCGTAATTATCTGACCACTCTTGTTGCGTTGCAAAAGTTTGCTCAGGCTTGCCTGGGATGTGTAGTGTCCAGCTGCGGTTGAGTTCTGGTTCAGCCACAACCTCAACCTCGACTATCTCTGGCTCATTGACCACCACGGTTTCAGGCTCCTCAATATCAGGCGACCAAGTACCGTTGAAATTTTCTGGCGGTGAAACCGGCGCAGGCAAGGCGTCAAGCGGGTTGGCTGGCGTGATGTCTTTGGCTGGCTGATCTGATGGGTAGTCTTGCGCCTCCTCTGCCGTGATGAGCCCCTTTAAAACATCAGGGAAGGCGTCCCGCAGGGCAAAGCCGCGAGCCCTCATCTGGAGCATCCGCTTTGGGTATGCCGTCCACGGCCCTTGCTTATTCCATAGTCCGGCCCGCTGCGCATCTGCAATACTGAACCTAGCCACGACTGGCTTTCGGTTCTTGCGGTGCGCCACGCAGACAGCGACCATGCTCATGGTGTCCTCGTTCTCAAAGCTCTCCTCGATTCCATCACAGACAGCGCTTGCCTGGACTAGCGCCATTGCTGCATCGCCGTAGACTGATGGCTTGCCGTTGATGACCGCGATGTTCTGGAGCGCCTGCATCGGTGCTAGGCCAATCTCTCGCCCCCATTGGCAGGCGACCAGGATGTCTTCTGCCTTGTTTTGATAGGCGCGAGGAACCATGCTGGATCGCGCAAGCATTTCGGAAAACTTCATCGCCTCGTCCAGTGTGGCGGGCGCAAAACCTTGACTCACTACGTTGCTCATACTTTCCTCTCTTTGATTGTAAGTGTTGACTGACGCACGGCCCTGGCTTCTGTCGCGGGCACGATCTTAGACGGCTGCGCCTTGTAATACCGCATGGGCCAGCGCACTTCATACTTGCCGGCAATGGCGGATGGGTGGTCTTTCATTTTCTCTTTTATGCTCTTCTCGATCTCGTCGATCTTTTTTTCCGCGGCTTTGATCTTATCCTTTTCAATTTGCAGCTCGGAAACTAGCGCCTCATCAGCGGCCGGTAGCCATAGTGGCTCGGACTCCTCGTTTGCGGCCGGCCAGGCGCGGTTTGCGTCGGCCGAATCCGCGGGCGGGTAGTACTCAATGACCCCGTCCTGGCGGTACGCATGGAGCCGGCGGTCGAAGTCTAAGACCGCTGCGCGGATGGCTGCGAGGGTGCCGTCATGGGGTGCAAACAGGTAGATCCGCAGGGTAACGCCCCGGTATAGGGTGCAGACTGCGCCCCACTTGGCCTCCATGATGTCCATTTGCGCCTGGAGCTGAACCGGGCCGCGCCAGAGCGGCGGGGAATCCTCGACATCTGCCGCGGTTAGCTTGGCCTCCAGCACGCCCATGCCGTCGAGAATGATTTCGTCTTGCCCCATCACAAAGATGCCCCGCTCCTGGTCTGTGGTGACCCGTAAGCCACGGCCGTATGCCGTGCCGTCTAGCGAGCAAGAGAGCGGCAGATCCCGGTGCGTGAATGGCTGGTCGTGACTGATGTCAAGATTGTCCAGACCGAGCCGCAGGGCCGCTTGCTTGAGAATGATCGCCTCGAAAGTGTCGCCCCACCCCATCGCCTCATTTTTGAAGTCTTCGCGCTCTCGGCCTTGAATGGCACCAATGGCCCGCATCAGCGCATCATTCGGGGTTGCGTACTTGTTTATGCCCATGATCGAGGGAAGCATTGAAGCGCTTGCCTGATCGTCCCTGGTTAATTTTCCGACCATTATTTTTTGCTCCTCTTTTTCAAAACGATTCGGTATCTGGCAAAAACCTTGCCGTTTGCAATGACCGCCTCGGTCGTGATTCGGTGCCCCGCCTTTCTCAGCTCGCTGATCCTGGCCGCCAGCCTGAAACAGCCACAGCCGCGCAGGGCGTCAATCGCTGTCAGCCCTCGGGTCTTGCGCTGAATCAGGGCGTTGAGAATCCACCTCTCTTGTGTCATGGCTGCCCCCTTCTGATCCGCTTCTCCTCTGGCCCGACCCAACCCATCTTCCGGAATGTCTCCCGGATGTTGGTCTTGGCTGCGACCGTGTAAGGTTTACCATCCAACAAGCTCACAGGGCGAGCCGGTGCCTGGCCTTGCGGCCTTAATTGTTTGATGTTGTCCATGTTTTCCTCAGATCATTAAGACGAGAATAATAAACAGAGCAAAAACAGCTGCCCCCAAGTACTCCAGCCACAACGGGTCGCCGGTGTACTCGTTCTTTTTTAGGTAATCTCTACTCATCGCGTGGTGCTCCTCTTTCTAGGTTTGTGTGGAAATCCATTGCTAGTTTTTCCTGCTTGCGCTTGTTGCGGTCGGCCTTGACCGTCGGGTCGTGGGCAATGCCCCAGAGAATCCAGAGCAAGACCACGCCCAGCCAGAATCCGATCTTTAAGACCAGCTCCATCACATACGCCCCAGGACTGCGGCCACCTGAGCCGGTCGCCAGGTGGTTTTGCCGGTGATGGTTTTAATCCCTCGCGCTTCCAGCCCGCGGGCGATCTGACGCAGCGATCGGCAGCCAAACGCCTGGAGCTGCCCGACTGTCTGGGCGATCTCCCGGTGCCGCTCTAGGCTTTTTTCCAACCTGGCCACAGCCGCAGCCCTTGCACCCTTCGCAGGGTCGCCAGACTGCCAGCGCTCGCCGCGGGCTTTCTTGGCCGCTAGGGCGTCCCGGGTGCGCTCGCTGATCCGTCGGGCTTCAAACTCTGCCAGGGAGGCCATGACGGTCAAAATAAGCCGCCCCGTGGCTGTGCTGGTGTCAATGTCCGGCAGATCAATAAATCGGACAGAGACCCCAGAATCCACAATTGCGAGGATCATCTTGACATCACGCGCCAGGCGGTCGAGCTTGGCCACTACCAGGACGGCGCCGGAGCGCTTCGCCTCGGCCAGAGCTGCGGCCAATTGCGGGCGGTCTGCGTTGCGTCCTGATTCCACCTCGACAAACTCTAGGTCTGGCGCATGGCCCAGGAATTGCGCCACAGACGCCTGCTGAGCTTCCAGACCGAGGCCAGACTGGCCCTGGCGGTCTGTGCTGACTCGGTAATATGCGAGGTGCTTCATGCGTGGATTCGCTCATCTTCGCGCTGACAATATGCGGCCCAGTCCTCTAAAGTATCAAGTGAGGTGCAATCCTCCAGAGGGTAGAATTCTTCGCGGCCATCTTCCGAGCTAGACCAGCAAGCAATGACGCGATCAGATCCGAGGCCGATATACAACGAGAACGAATAGTCCTCTAACCAGAGGTACACATTCCCAAAGCTATTGTTTACGGCTAGTTCGCCGTACCCTGTGACATCCATTCCCAACTCTGCGGCTTTGACCAGCAGGAGTCCTGCCTTGCGCACTTCGTTGGAACACATTGAGTCGTTTTTGATTTCCATTTTCAATCTCTCTTTCTGAGTAGTTGATGGGGGCCGCAGCCCCCGGTTGGTTTTAATTCCAGTTTTCAATATCGGTGCGGGTAACCAATGCTCCGACGAATTCAATCGTGTATTCGATTTGATCTAGTGTCGGTGCATAAAGGCCGTCGCGGTCGTGAGTGCAACGAGTTTGCGATTTGCCTTCGCGCCATTGCAGCAGGACGTTATTGCCCTCGACTGCGCAGATCGCGTACACCTGGCCCTCCGGGTGCGTACTAACTGCGACCAATTGGCCAATGTGTAGGTTGTTGCGGTTGATGGTTTTTTTCATGTTTTCAATCTCCTTGATTAGGCAGTTGAACGATATCAAAGTGATATCGCTAGGGGTGACTTTAAATAGGTTTTTATGGGTTGTCAAACCGTTTTGCAGATTTTTTACTAGGGGAAACCCTAAATGTTGTTTTGGCGCTTGTCCCTGATATATCATTCCGATATCACAACGGGGGAAAGATGCAAGACACTAGACCGAAGGCCTTCATAATCCGGCTGCGGCCGGCCACCAGGCAGCTGCTAGACCGGGCCGCCCAAGACCAGCACAGAAGCCGCAACAGCCTAGTGGATCAGGCGCTAACCGAAATGCTGGCGGTCAAGTACTCGACCACAGAAGACCGCCTGGCGGCTCTCTTGGGGCAAAAATGACCGATATCACGGAGCGGCTGACATACGGAAACGTCCTGGCTGCCCCGTTGCTATTGACCGAGGCGGTCGAGACAATCCAGCACCTCCGCGCAGACCTAGAGCGCGAGCGGCGGTGGATTCGGCAGCTTGAGACTTGCGTGCTGGACAACATTCACAGAGACTATGACCGGAAAGACAAGCAGGGATAAGGGCGCCAGGGGAGAAAGAGAGTTTGCGGAGCTGCTGACCAATGAGCTTGGCCAGGTGGTAAAACGCAAGCTCGGCCAGGCAAGGGACGGAGGCGACGATATCCAGGTCGGGCGCTATCGGATCGAGGTGAAGCGCCGGGAGAAGCTCGCGATCGAAGCCTGGTGCAAGCAAGTAGAAGCAGCCTGCACAGCCGCGGCAGACATAGGCGAAGACGGTCAGGTCAATGACTGGGTGCCGGTGGTCGTATTTCGACGCAATGGCGAGCCCTGGCGGGCTGTGGTGCCTGCGATGTGGTTCATAAAGGCCATGCGCGAAGACCTATGACAGAGCCGAATCTGGAAGAGTATGCGACCTATCTGGAGCACAGAATCGAAGAGCTGGAGGCTGTGGTAATGAAATGCGGCGGTGCAATAAATAACCTGGACGCCCGGCTTATGATGGTCGAGAGGATGCTGGCTAAGATCAAGCACGACATCGAGGGCAAGCAGTACGAGGAAATGAAAATGAAGTGGTGGAATTGATGCCAAACAAGCTGCAAAAGTACATAACCACAAAGTCCGTGGAGATCACCGGGACGATGTGGTGCTCGCATTGCCAGCACAGCCGGCCCAAAGAGGGCGGGGTCTGGAAGACGCTCACAGACGGCAAGAGAAGGCGCTGGAAGTGTGCCACTTGCACGGAAAACCAGAGGCAAAGGATGGCAGAGCGTGCCGGAAGCTCAGAGCAATGACGAGCGCCTGGTCTGCTATGGCTGCGGCAAGATCCACCCTGAAGCGCGTCTGGTTTCGCTATCGGATGGCCGCCAGGTCGGCTCGTATTCGGAAGAGTTTAGACGGCATTGCGAGGCATTATGGGTGCTACGCAAGAAAAGATCCAAGCGCACTCGCATGGAGTACTTGGACGGCGTCGCTGAGAAAAGGGGTCTTAAAGCTCGTCAGGAGCTTCGGGAGGAAATGTTAAGGATATGGCAGAGCCGGCAAGGGTGATCGAATTCAAGCTGCCCAAGAGGCGGCCCAAGATCGTGGAGAAGGTGGCACCGCCAGATCAGCGGAAGTTTGCCGTCTTGCCAATGGCCGCGGTTATGGACAAAGAATTGCACGGTTTCACGGTCAAGGTGCTGGCTGTGCTTTGCTCGTATTGCAACAGGGCTGGTCTGACTTGGGTTGGCCAGCAGAGGATCGCTGAGCACTTGGGTGTTGCTAAGCAGCAAGTCGCTAGGGCCATGAAGCAGTTGCGAGAGCGTGGCCACATTGAGGTCGTCAGCAAGGGATTCCGCGGTGAGAAGGCCAACACAACCCGGGTTATCTTTGCCGCTGATATCAGCACAGAGGACGCCATTGCGGTCACCAGCAGCCAAGAGGACACCAGGCCACCAGAGGTCAGAAAGAGGGAGGCTAAGGCGATGACACAGCCACCAGAAGAGGAATTCACAGAAGAGCAGATGGCAGCCAATCGGCAGAGACTCAGAGAGCTTCTGTCAGGTCTTAAACCAAAGAATCACACCACCCACCAACCCGTCCAGATCGGAGCGATCCTGATGCCAAAAAGAGCACCCAGAGCACCTAAAAAGACCCCCAGCATTGACAACACAGAGGTTGTCCATGAAACCCCTATCATTGACAACATCATAGACAACACAGGTGTTGTCCAATCACAGAAAAACATAGGTATAGATAAGGTTTTAAGTCTTTATGAAAACATAATGAAAGATAGGTTTTCATATGTTAGGACAACAGAGACAGACATCAGGTTTGCCGAATTGCTGTGTCAGGTGAAGATGGACGACCAGCGATTCCTGGACGCTCTGGAGGCCCTGAAGGAGCCCAAGAGCCTGGCCAACATCTGCGCAGACCTGATCGAGGGCTGACTGTCATGCTCGCAGACGACCGTTTGATCCTGAGACACCCCGGCAGGCAGGCATGGGGGTCGGTTTGCGTTTGCGATGGGGTGGGTCGAGGCCAGATGGCGAGGCAGTCTGACGGAAGGCTGGCATCCCCTCCCCCCGGGTCACCCACCGGATCGAGGGTGTCCCCCACAATTTTTCCCCATGTTTTCCTCCCACGGGGTTTGTCTGGCAGACTGAAATACCTTCAGGAAGCGATTAGAGGCTCTCTGTGGGCTTTCTGTTGGTGGGTGGCTACCCTTGCCTAGGGTGGACTGTTTGAGAGGCGTATAGAGCTTATTTTAAGGAGATAGGAATGAAGGTGAATGACCTGTTACACGACTTCGTATTGCAATTACTCCGCCGTGGGTTTACCGTACCCCAGGTGGCTGAAGCCCTGGCTGACCAAAAGGTTAAGCTCATGCAGGCAGATGAGTACCTGTCTGCCAGCAAAGAATCAAAACTAGCACCCTAAGAGGAGATATCACTATGGCGTATGAAATGAAACCTGGGCAGGGGTCTGCCTTCCCGAATGAAAACAAAAAAGAAGACTGGCACGCAGACTTCCGCGGAAGGGTGATGTTGCCAGATGGCAAGATCCATTGGCTTGATGTATCAAATCGCCGGACAAAAGACGGAAAGTCCTACATTACCGTAAAGATCGGCAACGAGTGTCAGGGTGGCCAGCCGGTCTACTCGGCAGCTCATAAGCCGTTTCCTGCCCAAACTGAGCATGACCGTGCCAAGGCTAATGGGTTCCAAGAGCTGGACTCTGACGTTCCCTTCTGATGAAAGTCTTGATTGCTTGTGAGTATTCCGGAACGGTTCGGGATGCATTCATAGCCAAAGGTCACGACGCAATGAGCTGCGACATTCTGCCGACCGACTCCCCTGGCCCGCACTATCAAGGCGACGTCATGGATGTACTTGGCGACGGGTGGGATCTTATGATCGCCCACCCGCCATGCACTTATCTGTCTAACGCTGGGGCTTGCAGAATGTATCCAACAAAAGGTGTCATAGACCAAAACAGATACCTAAAAGCAATGGACGCAAAAAAGTTTTTTATGGAATTGCTAAATTGCGATATTTCAAAAATATGCATAGAAAATCCTAAACCGCTAAATGTTGTTGAGCTGCCAAAAGAATCTCAAACAATTCAGCCATATATGTTTGGAGATCCATACACCAAAAAAACATTGCTTTGGTTAAAAAATTTGCCGCCTCTAATTCCAACAAAAGTTATAACTGAAAACGTGGTTCCGTTTGTGCCTTCCGGAACTGGAAGAAAGCTAGGTGGAGCTAGCTATGGCGCGGCAAAACGCGGGAACGACAGCAAAAACAGAAGTAGGTTTTTTCAAGGAATTGCCGACGCAATGGCAGACCAATGGGGGTCAAGTGGCCAGGACTAAGTCCCGTATCTCAAGCCAGGTGCCAAGCCTAAATGGCTGGGGTGGTGTGCGTTCGATCTCACGCAGGCTTGAGCGCTCTGCCACCATTGTCGAGAACCGGGAAGCGGTGGCCTTCTCTTTGCTGTGTATGGCCAACACAAAGATCACAGATGTTCTAACCTGGGATGAGGACGGCAATGTCAAGATTAAAGCGGCAAGTCAAATTCCTGATCACGCCTTGCAAGCAATCAAAAATATCCGGGTCAAGCGTGAGAAGGACGGTTCGCAGACGCTCGACGTGGAGCTATATGACAAAGTTGGCGTGCTTCGTCTACTCGCTAAGGCGTCTGGTCTTCTCGACAACCCAGACGACGGGGAAGACAAGCCTTCGGTCATAGGCATTAACGTCCAGGCCCCAGAGCCAATTGACGTTGAGGTGAAAGATGAGCCAGAGCGTCCTGATTGAGGCGTTAGCCCAAGAGATCTATGAGGCGATTGATCGCTATGGCGACGCAATCCCTCTGGCTTCTGCGGTCGGAGTCCTGGACTGCGTAAAGTTCCAGATCATGCTCAACGCCAAAGAGGAAAGCGAGAAAGGAAATGATTGATATCGTAGTCGGGTTCGATCAGCGCGAGGCCGTTGCCTATCACGCCTTCTGCCAATCCGTGATTAGCCGCACCAGCCGGCCTGTGCGCTTTACCCCTCTTGTGGCTCACGGTATTAACGCGAGGCGTAATGGGTCAAATGATTTTATCTATTCCCGCTTCTTGACCCCTTGGCTCATGCGCTATAAGGGCTGGGCAATCTACGCTGACGGAGACATGATCTGCCGCGAGGACATTGCCAAGCTCTGGGACTTACGGGACGAGAAGTATGCGGTTATGGTCGTTCAGCACGACTATCGCACAGTCCACAAGCAAAAGTATCTTGGCAACAAAAACGAGGACTATCCGCGCAAAAACTGGTCTAGTCTGATCCTGTGGAACTGTGAGCACTCGGCCCACCACAGGCTGACGCCGGATGCAATACAGGGGTTAGACGGGTCATTTCTGCATAGGTTCCAATGGCTGCATGACGGAGAAATCGGTGAGCTTCCGCTTACCTGGAACTGGCTGGTGATGGAATACCCGTTTAACGAGTATGCCCATCTTTATCATTACACGATTGGCGCGCCGTGTTTCAAGGCATACCAAAATTGCGATAACGCAGAAATGTGGTGGAGGGAATACAGAAAACTAAATGAGGGGATAGATGATTAACTTTTGGCAATGGATTGAGTCCAGGCAAGACGCTCGGCAATGGACTGAGGATGAGAAGGCTTGCGCCGAGATCGCCTGGAAAGAGGCAATAAAACTATACAAAGAGGGGTTAAATGAAACAAGCCTGGATCGACTCAATGAGTCACTTATCTGCCCAAAGTGCAGCGGTGTTCGTACTAACAATGGTCGCTGTTATTGTACTGGCGGGGTGGCTTGAATGGCGTCGTGGTTGATTGCCGGCATAGGGATCGTCTATCTCTTGGTGGCCGTGCAGCTCTTGGTCGAAGGCAAGGCCGGTCTTGGCATTGCGTTTCTTGGCTATGCGCTCGGTAATGTCGGGCTCTACATTGCGGCTAAGTGATGCGTGACCCATTCAAAATAACCGAGCCGACCTGCATTAGCTTTAGCGGAGGCCGGACGTCTGCTTATATGCTTTGGAGGGTTTTGCAATCCAATGGCGGGTTGCCGGACGACGCCATTGTCTGCTTTGCAAATACAGGCAAAGAAGATGAAGCGACGCTAGAGTTTGTGCGCGATTGCGAAATAAACTGGGGTGTAAAAATTCACTGGCTTGAGTTTAGAGATAACGATAAAAAATATGAAGTTGTTTCGTTTGAGACAGCCAGCAGAAATGGTGAGCCATTTGAGGCTTTAATTAAAAAAAGAAATTATCTTCCGAACCCTGTAAGTAGATTTTGTACGGTTGAATTAAAAGTCAGAACCATTCATAGGTATTTAAAAGACAACGGTTGGACAGAATGGAATTCAATGCTTGGAATTAGGGCAGACGAAAAACGCAGATTGGCAAAAATTGGCAACCAAGACTATGGAAAACATGAAGAAAAAATAGCCCCTCTTGGAGAAGCAAAAATTACAAAGAAGGATGTTGGTGATTTTTGGAAAGCGCAGTCTTTTGATTTAAAACTGCCAAACATTAACGGTGTAACAATGCACGGAAATTGTGATCTTTGTTACCTAAAAGGCGGCGCTCAGATATTAAGTTTGATACAAGAAAAACCAGAGCGTGCTGTGTGGTGGGCAAAAATGGAAAGCCTTGGATTGGCTTCAGCTCCGAATGGAGCTAGGTTTAGAAAAGACAGGCCGTCTTACGCAGAAATGCTTAAATTTAGTCAAGAACAAATAAATATGTTTGACCCAGCAGAAGAAACAATTGCTTGTTTTTGCGGGGACTAAATGGCTAAGACTAAAGAGCAATCCAGCAAGGAAATGCCCGCAACCGGGCTGAATCTGAACTTCTCAAAGTCGCCAAACGTCTACAAGTTCATTCAGTCCAATTCCTTTGTGCAAGGGCTTATGGGGCCGGTCGGCTCTGGCAAGTCTTATGCCTGTGCGGCAAAGATCATGCTAAAGGCTGTCCAGCAAAAGCCTAGCCCGGTGGACGGAATCAAATACTCTCGCTGGGCGATAGTACGGAACTCTTATCCGATGCTAAAGACGACCACGATTAAAACGTGGTTAGATCTTTTTCCAGAGGCAACCTTTGGCCCAATGCTCTGGACCCCGCCGATTACGCATCACATCCGACTGCCAAGCCGCGGCGAGGCTGCCGGGATTGACTGCGAGGTCATATTCCTAGCACTAGACCAGCCAAAAGACGTAAGAAAACTATTGTCGCTAGAGCTGACAGGAGCCTGGGTAAACGAAGCAAGGGAACTCCCAAAGGCTGTGATTGACGGGCTGACGCATCGGGTTGGTCGCTATCCGACAAAGCGCGATGGCGGGGCGACCTGGCACGGCATTTGGATGGATACTAACCCAATGGACGATGACCATTGGTGGTTCCGTTTGGCAGAAAAAGAGAAGCTGACTGGCCAGTACGGATGGGAGTTTTTCAAGCAGCCAGGTGGGGTTGTCGAGGTTTCCTCTGATGAGCTGCCAGAAAACCCAGAGGCCAATGACCATGTCTTCGCATCCGGCCGGTGGTGGAAGCTAAACCCCAAGGCTGAGAATGTTGATAACTTACCCGCGGGTTATTACCAGCAGATGCTATTAGGTAAAAACCTGGACTGGATCAGGTGCTATGCCGAGGGCAGATATACCTATGTCCAGGAAGGGCGCCCGGTCTGGCCGGAGTATGACGACAACCTGATGTCCGATGAGGTGGACTTTGACCCCAGCCTGCCGCTTCAAGTCGGGCTGGACTTCGGTCTTACGCCAGCCGCGGTGATCGGCCAAAGGCTAAATAACGGCCGCTGGCTGATCTTGCATGAGATCGTAACCTTTGACATGGGTTTGGAGCGCTTTGGCCAGCAGCTCTTGGCTGAGCTCAATGCCAGATTCCCAAGCGCCCAGATCATGCTCTGGGGCGACCCGGCTGGTATGCAGCGGGATGCGATCTATGAGGTCACAGCCTTTGACCACCTGAGAACCCTGGGGCTTCGGGCCCAGCCTACGCACAGCAACGACTTTAAGGTCAGGCGGGAAGCAGCGGCCGCCCCCATGCAGCGCCTAGTCAATGGCAAGCCTGGTTTGATTGTGAACAGGCAATGCAAGCTCCTCCGGAAGTCGCTCGCCGGCGGATACCATTTTAAGCGAATCTCTGTGGGCGCCGGTCAAGAAAGATTCCGCGATGCACCAAATAAGAACGAGCACTCGCACGTTGGCGACGCTTTTGGCTATCTGTTGCTCGGCGGTGGCGAGCATAAGCGCATGACCAAGAGCCCTCTTCAAGCCAGCACAATGGTTGCCCAGACGGTTGTAAATGCCGACTTTGACGTCTTCGGTTCTCGCTGAGAAGCTAAACCAGGCCAACAAGCGCAAAGGGCTTTTCTTTATGCCCTTCTCGCCAAACCATGCCGAGAGGGTTGATATCACAACCGAGGATGTGCTCGCTGTGACAGGCAGGGACGGGGTGGCAGAGCTGCTAGAAATGCAGTCTAGGATGGGCCCGGCGGTGACCGCTTTTTTGAACATGGAGCCGGTCGCTATCTTTGGCTTTGTGTCCATCTGGCGTGGTGTTGCGGAGACTTGGCTGGTGCCAGACGAGAAGGTCAGGTCGATACCAATGACACTGACTCGCATTGGCATGAAAGTCATGGATATCACAATGATATCAATGGGATTGCATCGAATCCAATTAACCGTTAGAACTACGGATAAGCGCGCCGAAAAGTGGGCATACGCAATTGGCTTTAGGCAGGAAGGTGTTATGCACAAGTACGGCGCTGACGGTGTTGATTACTTAATGATGGCGAGAACTCGATGAGCGCACTTTTTAGGAGACCTGACACAAGCGGCGCAGAACGCCAGCTTGAAGAGCAGCGCAAAGAAAACGCAAGGATGAGGGCGGAAGCCGAGGCTGAGCGGATTGATATCGCCGAGCAGGCGTCAGCCAGACGGCGCGCCCGTCAGCGTGGCGGATCTCGGATGCTTCTTTCGGAAGCAAGGGTAGCCCCTGAAATGGGGATTCAAACTTTTGGAGTCATGGGCACAGAAAGGACAGAATCATGAGCGCAGTGACAAGGTTATTTAACAGACCCGATGTAGGTCAAAAAATGGCAGAGGTTAAGGCCGAAACTCCCGCCGCAACGCCAGCAAGATCGGCGGCAAGCGAGGCAAGAGAAGAAATGGCAGCGCGTCGCAGGGCTCGCCGTGGCGGCAGAGCTCTTCTGTCCGAAGCCCGTTTAACTCCAGAGCAGGGCGTTGGCCAGACGACGCTTGGCGCAGGCCAGATGTAAGGAGCAGTCATGCCGAATAAAGACAAGATGCAAAAGAAGGTCGAGAAGGTCATGCGCGAGTACAAAGCCGGAACCCTGCACTCAGGCAAAGGTGGCCCAGTCGTAAAAAGCCGCGAGCAGGCCGTGGCAATCGCCATGTCCCAAGGTCGCAAGGCTGGCGGGTATAAGTCATGAAAATCTCCGTTGAGCTTGAAAACGGCGGCGAAGAGTCTGAAGAGGATTCGGAAGACGTTGTAACCCCGTTTCAACGCAAGGTGGCAAAAATGCTAGCCAAAATGGCCGGCAGAAAAACTCCAAATGAAATTGACATGGAGACCGCCGCAGACTTTGAAGAAGACAACATTGAGTACAAGATGGCGCTCAAAGGAATGAAAAAATGAAAGAAGTCTGGGATAAGCCCCGGCCAAAGGATCTAGGCAAGCCGGAAAAGCTCACGCCGATGCAAAAGGCGGCCGCCAAGCAGATGGCAAAGAAGGCTGGCCGGCCATACCCGAACCTTGTGGATAACATGAGGGCGGCACAGAAATGACCTGGATTGCAATCGTTTTCTTCTGTGCTGCTGAGAACGATTGCAAGTTTTGGGTTGCGGAAACAACCAGGCCGCTTGAGTGCGAGAAATCCTTGATCCAGGCCATGAAGGCTTTGGACGAGGCAAAGGTTCCGGTGTTCTACGGAACTTGCATAGTGACAAAAGGTAAAAGTACATAATGGCAACGCAGTTTGTAAACAGGGAATCCATGAACACGAAGTCACG